CATTCCGAATGATTTAAAGATTGCTATATTAGACCAAGTGAGTTACGATTACGAAAATAGAGGATTGGATAGTGATACAGGTATTTGTGAAAAGACTTGGAAAGCCTGTCAAAGACATACAAGAATAAGCCCAATATTATGAGGATAGGAAGCAAAAAGGCAAACTATGTTGATGCCAACACAATGTACTCGGAAATAGGCTTGTATGTGCCTACAATCACCGCTGATGGGCAAGGTGGGTATATTACTACCTATGCCTTACAAGAGGTCGTATTTGGGGATTTTAGACCTGAAAATGAGAGTAGGGCATTATTAGAAGCACAATTAAGTTTTACTCGTTTGGCTAGGGTATTTATCAGGTACGATGTAACGATTAACAATATGTACAAAATAGAGGCAGAAGGAGAAATGTACACAATTCATTCAATTAAGGATGTAGAGAATCAGTTTAGATTTTACGAAATATTAATGTACGCATAATGGCATTTGCAGTAAGTTTAAATGGTATGAAAGAACTTGAAGGCAAGTTAAATAACTTAACTATTGCCTTAAAGCAGGGAGTATCGGATGAGATTAATGCGTCTGCACTAAAAATACAAAGTGATGCTAAAAAATTAGCACCTGTAAATTTTGGTCAATTAAGAAACTCAATAGCACTTACAAAAGAAAGTGAATTGACTTATACAGTTTCTGCTAATGCTTCATACGCTGCTTATGTTGAATTTGGAACAGGTCCACAAGTAAATGTACCTATTGACTTTCAATCTTATGCTCAACAATTTAAGGGTAAAAGAAGTGGAAGTTTTAAGGATATGGTTGAAGCATTAACTTTGTGGGTAAAAGCTAAAGGTATTGGTAATGGTAAAAATCAAAAAGGATTAGCATACATAATAGCTTTAAGCATATTAAGAAAAGGATTAAGACCACAACCATTCTTAATACCTGCTTATGAACAAGAAAAGCCAAAACTTATACAAAACATAAATAACTTATTAAATGCTAAATCCTAATATAGAAATAAAGAAATGGTTTTATACTAACTTGACAAGTTCAAGTGCATTGCCTGTTTATGATGGGATAGCACCTGATTCTGCAACTGATGAATATATCATTATGAGTGGCAGAACATCTGAACAAGAACAAGGTAAAATCAGTTACACTAACTCGGTTACTATGGATGTTGACATTGTCATAAAAAATAGTAACTTTGGATATAAAAGAGCCGAAACGATAAGCAATTTAATACTAACTGCAATCAATTCCGACACGAATATAACCCTTGCAAATGGGTTTTATGCTTCAAGTTTGGTGGTTGGTGCAATTAGAAATTTGGATGGTTTAAACCCTTTGGACAACGTATTTAGAACGATAATAACTTATAATATAATAATAACTCAAAATTAAATAAAATGGCAGAAACTAAAGTATCAGCAAGAGATTATATCCTTTTAGCTGACATAGACGGAGACGCAACATTTAAACCTGTTGCTTGTCTTACGACTAACTCAATGACATCAACAGTTAACACTATTGATGCAACTTCAAAATGTGGAGACCAATATCAAGCTGGTCCTTCATTTACTCAATCATTCAAAGGTGATGGTTTTGCAATTGATGAAACAGGAACACCTAGCAAGGATTCTTATCAACAATTGTATGCTGCTCACGCTGCTAAAACCGCCTTCAATATGAAGATGGGTAAAGCAACACCAACCGCAGGTGATATCGTTTATTCAGGTCAAGTATTTATTAGCAACTTTGAAGTAAATGCTGCTGATAAAGATGATGTTAAATTCACTGCAACTTTCGTAGTAACATTGCCACCATTAACACAAACTGAAACTGCATAAACCTATGTTTGAATTAAAACTAAACAACAAAACAATTCAATTAAAATGGGGTACTTGGGCAATGCGAGAATTTTGTATTGCAAAAGGAACTACAAATGAAAAAGGCGAAAAAGAAAATTTGCCTATTAATAAATATTTTGAAATATTAGGAAACCCACAATATGATATTGAACTTATAATATTATTAATATTTATAGGTTACAAATCAGCTTGTATAGCTAATAAAATAAGTATTGATTATAATGAAAATGACATTTGTGATTGGATTGATGAATCAGGCGGAATTTTTAATGAAAATGGAAGTGTAATTGAATACGTTAAATATATTATTGCTACAACTGTAATAACTGTTCAAGGTACTCCAAAAGAAGAAAAAAAAAAGCCTAATAAAGCTAGGGTGGGATGATATTTTAGTGAAGGCTGCTGAATGCAATATAAGACCCAATGAGTTTTGGGAAATGACTTGGAGAGACTTTTCTATTATCGTAATGGGTAAAGAAAAACAAGAGTTAAACGAATGGGCAAGGACTAGAAACCTTGCCTATATTGTATATTTAAGTAGCACAACTGAAAGTTCACCGAAAAGTTTAAGGGCTTTTTGGCATATACCAGCGATTGATGATTTAGAAATTGTAGAAGAAAAGGTAATGCTAACAAACGACCAATTGGCAAGGACTTTAAAGTTATACGGAGTAAATTAAAATATTATGGCAGCATCTTTAGATATTAAAATTACGGCTGACAATAAACAGGCGTTAGAAGGTTTACAACAAACAACAACGGCAGCTAATCAATTAGGAAATTCTTTTAATAAATTACCTAACGCTTCAAGTCAAGCAAATCAAGCATTAGTAAATTCAGGTCGTGTTTTACAAGATTTGAATTATGGTTTTGTTGGTATTGCAAATAACTTAAATCCTTTATTAGAATCATTCCAAAGATTAGGCGAAAAGGCAAAAGAATCAGGTACAAGTGTTAAAAAGGAATTAATTAGTGCATTAACAGGTCCAGCAGGTATTGGTGTAGCATTATCAATAGCTACATTTTTATTTTTAAAGTTTGGTGATGAGATATCTAATTTTATTAGTAAAGTAGTAAGCGGTAATGATGTATTAAAATCACAAAAAGAAGCATTAGCTGGAATTGGTGATGAATTTAAAACAGCAGTAGAAAAAGTTGATAAAGTAAGTATAGCCTTTCAAGAATATCATAATAAAATAATAACAGGTAATGAAGCCTTAAAAATATATAATACTGAATTAGGTAAAAACTTTGGTGTTAAATCTAATATAAATGAAGCAGAAAAAACATTTAAAGATAAAACTGCTGCTTATGTAGAAGCATCATTTCAAAGAGCATTAGCAGATAGTGCAAGTAAAAAGGCGGCTGAAGAATTATTAAAATTAAGATTAGCACAAGGGAAAGCACCTTCGGAATATTCTAGTTTTGCAGATTTCTTATTGAAAACAGGTGGATTTATAAGTGGAGCAGACCCTAGTGAAGGTATAAAAGGTGCTCAAATTAATAGAAGGCAAAAGGATATTGATGATATACAAAAAATTATAGACCAATATAGAGCAATAGCATTAAATGCACAATCAGTTGCTGATTTATTTGCTAAAGGATTTAATTTTGATTTAACTCCTGATAAAACAACAAAACCAAAAGTTATAAAAGAATTTGACTATGTAACTGCAATTAAAAAAAGGTCAGTATTATCAGGTGAAGATAATATGGAAGCGGTTAAGGAAGATACTACCATAAAAGATATGGAGAAAAGCCATCAAGAACATTTAAATTGGCTTTCTAAATGGTATAAGTTTAAAATGGATTTAGCGAGAAAGAGTGGAGAAGAAAATAAAAAAATATTAGAAGACCAACAAAAATCATACGAATCATTTGCTAAACAACTTTCAGGAAGTGTAGTAAATGCTTTACAAGGTGTTTATGATGCAATGCAAAAAGGCGATAGTTTTGGTAAGGCATTTTTGGATATGTTAGGAAAAATTACCGAACAATTAATAGCAATGGTAATTCAAACATTGATATTTAGAGCAATTATGGCTGCTTTAACAGGTGGTGGTAGTGAAGTTGGAATTGCAGCATCTAATGTTGCTGGGTCTGCTGGTAGAATATTAATGATACCAAAATATGCAGAAGGTGGTATTGTTAATAAACCACATATCGGAATGGTTGGTGAAGCTGGTCCTGAAGCTATTATCCCATTAAGTAAATTAAGTGGATTTTTAAATACTTCATTTAATGCAGGTGCAATGAGTGGTGGTGGTGGAATGTCAAACGGGGGTTCATTTGTATTAAAAGGTAATGATTTAGTTTTAGCATTACAAAGGTCTAATCATTCACTTAACTTAAGAAGGGGAATATAATGGCATACGCAAATAAATATAAAATAACAATGGCTTCCAAAAGTGGCAGCATTACGGAATTGTATTTATTAGAAGATGATTATGCTGGTAGTGTAATTGAATATCCAGCAACTACAATTCAGTTGCAATATATTCCTAGAAGTGATGATATTTTTGAGCCTATTTATGCAAGTCAATTAAGTATTGGAATAGATGTTACGGATGACATAAATAATATGCCAAACCTAACAACATTAAACGATAGGAAATATTTATGTAAACTTTACTATGATGAAACTTTAGAATGGCAAGGATGGGCATTAAGTGATAGCGTTCAATTTTCATATACAACAGGAAGGAAAGAACTTTCATTTAACGCAGTAGATGGTTTGGGTATATTAGAAAAGATTAAATACCCATTAGCAGTAGATTATGTTTTAAGTGATTTTAATGATTGTATGTTTTACATAATAAACTCATTAAACGCAATTGCTTTTCCTACTAACTTAAATGTTATAACAGGAATAAGTTATTACGCGGATGGAATGTACAATAGGTCAACATTAAGTTGGGCTGACCCATTAAAGCAATCATATTTAAACTTTGCTTTATTTATTACTAATGATTATCAAGTTGATAATTGTTTGGCAGTTTTAACTAAAATAGTAAAAGGATTTGGTGCAAGATTATTTCAAGCACAAGGCAAATGGCATATAGTTGCAGTTTCACAATTTGCACAAGAAACATATTGGTTTACTGAATACGACAATGCTGGGTTGGTTGTTGATTCAGGAACTACAAGTTTTAATGGTATAATAGATGGTTATAGTGGTAATGAAACAGGTTTATTCTTTGTTGATAATAGCCAAATGAAACTATTGAGAAAAGGATATAACAAAGTGCAATTTGATAAACAAATTGAATATCCTTCAAATTATATTACTAATGGAGATTTAAAGCAAGTAACATTTTCAGGGAGTTTATTACACGCTTACGCTTGGACTGAAGATGTAAATGGAGGTTTAATATTTGTAGCACCATATCCTAGTAAATTATCAAATGATTATTACATAGATATTACAAATGTTGTAGCACCTTACAACGCATCAATAAGACCTACATATTTTCCTAATATAGCATTTAATGAAGTAATTAATATTTCTTTTAATTCAAATCTTGTAGCGGTTGGTGCAACTGTTCCCGATGCGTTTTTTATATTAAGGATTCAATTGCAAACCCCAACAGGGTTTTATAGTATAGATAATAATAAACAATGGGAATTTGGTGGTTCAAGTTATTACTTTGAGCCTTATGATGTTGATACAACACTTACTGAATTAAGTTTAATATTGCCACCTGCACCTGAATCGGGAACAATTTATTTTGAATATGTATTAGCAAAAGCAGCTTCATCCTATTGGAAATCAACAGTTATAGCAAACACAGTAAGTAATTTTTCATTTACTATACAACCTGCTTTTCAATCTTATCAATGTATTGGTTCGTTAAATAATACGGATGAATATGTATTTAATGCAGATTTAGATTTAGGCTTTAATGATAGTTATGATGGTTATTATTCTTATAAAGGATTTTTAGCAGATGAAGATGGGCTTAATTTAAAGAATTGGTATCGTTACGAATATTTATCGGATAAGTATCGTTCGTTAAGTCAATTAGTAATTAGGCAGTATTCTAATAACCTTAATAAGAATGTAATCAATATAGATTCAACATTTATGGGTATGAATACGGATGAAGGTAGATTTAGCGGTGTAATGAGAATAAAGGCAACCGATACTGACCCAGCACAAATAAGTGTTGCTAATAAGCAGTATATGGTAGGAAATACAACAATTGATTTATTTAATGATACTATTCAAGGAACTTTATTAGATATTAATAGCGAAAATGTTGAAGCTAATATTTACGAAGTAATAAACTCAACAAGCACACCGCCATTTGTTCCTTCGGTTGCACATTTAAGGTCTAATGGTTATGTAACAAGTGCAGAGGCTTTAGCAGGAACATTAACTGCAACTGAAATATTTACTTTAAACGGAATAACCGACCCTGATTATGGTGATGTGTTTTATGAGGATGAAGATGGTGGATTAACTTTTAATGGAGATTACTTATTTTATAAGGTTGTAACAGTATATCCAAATACAAAAGTTTACCAAATAAGGATTGACGGAGTGATAATAGGAATATATAATTAAATTTGTACTTATGGTAGACAATGTACAGGGCAGCAACATAATGTTGTATTATTTTGAACCACCTTCGGAGGCTTATCCAGCAGGTAGGGATATTGCTTTTTCGTGTTCTACAAATTGCACATTTAGTGTAAGTGTTGACCAAAAAGAAGTAACAAGCCAAACGAGTGCGTGGTATAGGGAGTTTAAGAACGACATAGCTAGTTGGAGTGTAACTTGTGATGGTCTTATAACTTTGGATGGTTATGGCTATTTATTCTTACTTGAGCAACAACAAGATAGGACTACAATTTTAGTAAAATTTGTTATTGATAACGGAGTTGATGGGTTAGTAGTTATTAGTGGCGATTGCAATTTGACAAGTTTACAAATTAACGCACCTTACAAAGACATAGCAACGTATAGTGTATCGTTACAGGGTACAGGTGCTTATGCTACAACAGGAACGGAAATAAATCCTGAAGGGGTTGTAATTGTTGCTGGAGGTGCGGTTTACACAAAGGGAACGATTGCAGCAGGTGGAGAAACTACAATCACTTATGGCGATATGATAGGCAAGGCTTGTCTTTATGTTTCTCGTGGTGGTATAGATGTTCAGGATATTTTAACGACAGGAACTCCTGTGGATGAGCAAGTGAAGTGGAATAGTACGACAGGGGTATTGACATTTGGAAGGGTATTAGAAAGTGGGGAGTTTATTAGGGCATTATTTCAATAATTTAGTTATAAATTAATATAAGATGGCAAATCAAATAGTTGTTTCAGCAGGTGCAAAAGTGAGGAATTTAAGTGGGGTATTAACGGCTACAAGTGGAGTTGTCAGTTTTCTGCCTATTGATGTTTCATTAGGTATTCCGCAACTTGATGTGAATGGTAAGATATTAGTAAGTCAATTACCTAACTCGGTTATGGAGTACAAAGGTACTTGGAATATTTCTACAAATACACCAACGCTTGTAAATGGCACAGGAAATCAGGGGGATGTATATTTAGTTGAAGGTGCAGCGGTAGGGGGAACTTCGTTTAACTTTGGGGCAGGTGCAATTTTATTTTTCAACGGAGACCAAGCTATTTATTCAGGTTCTATTTGGCAAAGGGCTTCAGGTGCAACAGGAACAGTTACGAGTGTTGCGGTTACTGAAAGCGGAGATAGTTTAAATATCACAGGCTCACCAATTACTACAAGCGGAACGATTAACATAGGATTTAACGGAACTAATCTTCAGTATGTAAACGGAGCAGGAAACTTGACAACCTTCCCGATATTAACAGGCTATGTTCCCTATACAGGTGCAACACAAGATGTTGATTTGGGTGCGTTTAAATTGAATGCTCAATCTTTACATATTAAAGGAACGGCAGGGAATGGTCATTTAGGGTTAAAACATCAATCAGCAAGTGCAACCGCATCGGCTAACGAGGTGTCTTTATTTGCTGATAGTCTTGGGGATTTAAGTTGGTTAAATGGTAACTTATATTTAAGCAAGTTTATTACATCAGGTAATACTGCTGCAAGGTCTTATACATTTCCTAATGCAACTTGTAACA